TAAAATTGAACTTTTTACAAAACAATTTATTAAAAATATTAAAGATATCAAAACAAATATTTATAACTAGAAAATGTCGTCCAAAGAAATGCAGAAAACCCTCAAGTTGCTCATGAAGATGCCCATGTACAAGGAGCTGATAAAGGAGAACAAGTCGTTAGTCGAAAGAGTTCGTTCATTAGAATATGCCGTTCAATACCTGGAATCCAAGAATGCAAAGCTCGAGAAGAAACTTAACAAAAAAAACAAAATTATAGACCAAGATGACGGCAATATATCAATTGTCATTGAGGAAACTGAAGACGCAATTGCATTAGATGACAATATATTTATTGTGGAAGACACGAAGAAAAAAGCATTGGATGAGTTGCTTGTGAAGTATCCAGACTACAAACAACATAAGGAGGGAAAGTTTGTTGTCGTTGAAGAAATTAATTTGGATGATGATGATGAGGTTGAGGTTGAGGTTGAGGAAGTCGTAGAGGAAGAAGTCGTAGAAGAAGAAGTCGTAGAAGAAGAAGTCGTAGAAGAAGAAGTCGTAGAGGTTGAGGAAGTCGTAGAGGTTGAGGAACTCGTAGAGGAAGAAGTCGTAGAGGTTGAGGAACTCGTAGAAGAAGAAGTCGTAGAGGAAGAAGTCGTAGAGGTTGAGGAACTCGTAGAAGAAGAAGTCGTAGAGGAGGAACTCGTAGAAGAAGAAGTAGTAGAGGTTGATGAACTCGTAGAAGAAGAAGTAGTAGAGGTTGATGAACTCGTAGAAGAAGAAGTCGTAGATGAAGAAGTCGTAGATGAAGAAGTCGTAGAGGAAGAAGTCGTAGAGGTTGAAGAAGTCGTAGAGGAAGAGGAAGAGGAAGAGGAAGAGGAAGAAGGCGACGGCGTCTACGAAATCGAAATCAACGGAAAAACTTACTACGTTTCAAACGAGACCGACAGTATCATTTACGAAGCTGATGAGGAAGGTGAAATCACAATTGAAGCCGGTGTATACAAGAATGGAAAGCCCGTATTTGCATAAACAAATAAAAATATACATATAAAAACTTTTTTTTTATATTTATACATACAGTTTTTCCTATCTAAACTGCATCATCATAGTAGATTTGCGCTTGTTGTAATACAACGGATGATTCCCATTTCTAAGGTCATGCACAAATTTAGCATTTTTAACTTCTTCATATCCTGTTTTGAAATCGGTCACATTAACAAAATCAGTTTTATCATCAATGTTGTAATCCAATTTATAAATAGTGTAAAGTCCCTCGTTTGTTTTTTTCGAAAATTTTTCAAAATCGAATTTGTTCATCACGCGTTCTGTTCCGTGTTCAAAATGGATAATATTATCATTGTCGTTAATTTTGAAAAAAACATCTCGGTTAATTTCAATTCCGGAATCAATTGCCCTTTGTTGCAGCAAATTGTCCTCGTATCCCCAGCCCCAAAAATTGGGAAATCCACCAATGCGTTCAAAGTCGCGACCCAAAACGGATATAATTCCTCCAAGTGTATACGTATATCCGTAAAAATGTTTGATTTTATTTGGAGTAGTTTCATACGGCAAAATGTTTTTGCGCGCGGGCATATTATCCACATCATTGAATACAAACGTGATATTCTTGTAATCGTTGGGATAAAGTCGCGATGCAACAATGAACCCAATATTTTTCATCGCCCCGCGATTGAATTCGCGCGTGTCTTGCTGATGAACAAACATGTATTTGTATGAACCCGCTGGATAATCCTCCATAACCATTTTCATATGGTTTTTAAAATTTTCTAAATGCGATTCGCGGTTGCGATAAGGAACAATAAAAATAATTTTTGGCGGAGAATCGGATATTTCCTCGATATCTAAAGAAACCTCAGACATTTTACTTACTATATGTTTCTATTTATTTCCGGCGAATTTTTTCATAACACAAGGTGGAACCAAATCATTTTTGATTGTCTCCAATTTGCGATAACATTTGCTAATCGTGACTTCGCTTACTTTGCAAACGGTTGCAATATCGCCTTTGGTCTGTGTTAAATTAAATGTCTGGCACACAAAATAAATAATTCCGGCGGCAACAGAATGGGGCGTGTTGTCCTGGATGATATTCGCCTTTTCCACCTTGGATGCGATAAATTTGCAAAGCATCGTCTGGTCTTTGTTCACATTCAATTTACTGCAATATCGCTCAATAAAAGCACTAGGTAAGGTGACGCCTAAATTGGTGACTTCTAATCCATTGTTGCGCTGGACATTATTCTGTATCTCCAATGCCAGACTGCACCCGTGCGTAGCACTTGCATTATCCAGATTGAATATTTCGGCGATTTCATGGGGTGTTCGCGTGCATCCGTTCAACCTGCATGAAATGTAGATGGACGCGGCTTTGATTCCGTCACGGTTGCATCCGCGGAACATTTTTTGTTCGGATATGTCTTTGTGAATGGCCAGCGCATCATCCACAAATATTTTAGGAATACCGGCGTTTTGCGCCATAGTGCTTATATACATGAATTCGTTGTATAGCGATTTCTCGCGGTGGGGGATGGATTGCCACTCGGTCCATTTGCCAATGTTTCGCATTTGGTAGGATGATTTGCTATTATATAAGACTTTGCATCCAAGCGATGATTCCTGCAACAATGGATTGATTGGATTACCGCAACGAGTGGGGTCCGATGCATTTTTGTCATCCGCCCCGTAGAAACGCCATTCGGGGCTTAAATCGACAACGTCTTTGAATATTTTGCCGCATTCGGAGTTGACACAAGTTGGAAATCCTTCGTCGACAATCATTAAAACGGAGTTGCAACTGGTGCAAATATCTGGATTTGATTCGTATATGCATTCAACGGTGGATGGAGTGGTTTCGCTTTCATTGTCCAGGATTTCCCATATTTTATTTTTTTCTAAACTGGTTAGCTGGCTTTTTCGTTTTTTAGTTTTTGATTTTGATGCGGGTGCAATTTTTTTTTCTTGTTGTGATTCTTCCATTATAATTCTTTAATAGTATTTAGTCTGATATTGAACGCAAGATAATTTTATATTCTTTGCATTTGTTCTGGGTAAAACTTCAATTTTAAAGGGAACAAAGGGAACAAAGGTATTCAGATAAGCTTCGCTTATCTTACGCCTTTTAATCCCTCCTTTTAATCACGCCTTTTAATCCCTCCAAGGGAAACCAAGGTTCCCCTTTGACCCCTCCTTTTAATATCTCTTTTTAATCCCTCCAAGGGAAACCAAGGTATTCAGATAAGCGAAGCTTATCTTACGCCTTTTAATCCAATCCCTTCCCATTGAATATTATGTAAGCATATAGTAAGGATGAGTAAAAAACGATTGTATAAAAAAAATATTAAAACTAAAAAAAAAATAAAGGGTGGTCTTGATGGTATTGCAGCAGCAGCTGCAGCTGCTGCCGATTCTACCAATAAACTTGGTGATGAACTTGGTGGTGTTGTTAACAAAATTGATGGTGTTTCCGATAAACTTAGTAATAAAGTTGGTGATGTTGACAATGCTCTGAATGCTGTTGGTGATAATGCTATTGGTGCTCTGAATGCTGTTGGTGATAATGCTATTGGTGCTCTGAATGCTGCTGGTGCCACTGCTGTTGGTCTCAGTGCTGTAGCAAACAATCCTTTTGCAAAAGGTGCATTAAATGCTGTAGATAAATTAAAAAAAGGAATAAAATTTATAACAGGGTCCCTTACTCCAGAAGATAAATATCGCCAAGCTTTAATGAAATTAATAAAAAATCCAGATTTTAATAATTATTTTGCAACCGCCATAAACAAAGTAATTGTTTTAAATTTTTACAATGTTTTGATAGAATTGGGAAAATACTCTAGAAATTATTCAGACATTTCAAAAGAAATTTTTGAAATTACCGGAGAGAATATGTTTGATGAGGATGATGATTTATATTCCGAATTGAATGAAGAATCCTCCCACACTGAAGAATCCTCCAATAAAATAAATGGAACACAGTGTGATGCGGGCACAGATAAAATTTTGTCAGACAAAAACATCGAAAATTTCTTAAAAAACACAATAACGCTTTGTATACCAGTTATTAAACAAATCTTTAAAAGTCTAGGAACCATCATTGAAAACTACAAACAATTAAAGGGCAAAATGAATGGATTACTTGAAAAAGCAGAACGAGAAAACAATGTTGAAAAATATTTCGACGATTTTCGAATTTTGTCAGATGAAGCAACTGAACAAATCAATGCAATTTTTTACGAGTTTGACACTAGCAATATGAGCGGTGGTTCAGAGATAGATAATATCGAAGACGATTTTTTCGATGCCTTGTTTATAACCAATAGAGACAATTTTTCAAAACTTTTAAAACAAAAGCTGCATGGAATATTAAATAAAATAATAAGACGACTTTATGATATTGCAAAATGCAAAGACGTCATTGATGACGACGATGACAATGACGATTATGAATATGATATGAAGTTTTTAGAAAAAAAAGCTGAAACCAGTGAGTTCAACATTGAAGATTTTGAAAAAAGAATTTTAGAAAGAATCAAAAACCTTGAAAAAGAACAAGGAAGTCTTGATGAAAAACAATCGGATTTTGATAAAAAATCAGAAGAAAACTATAATATGTTTAAAGAAAAAATTACCCTAAAAAAAGGTGGTGCAAAATTCTTTTTACCAGAAGCATTGAGAGAAAAAGCAAATGCAGTATCTGACAGTTTATCAATGGTTAAATCGCAAAAAGAATTACAAGAAGAAAATTTAGAAATTATAAAAATTCAAAATATATTAATTGAAATAATTAAAAAAATGATTTGCAAAATTCAAACAAAGTCTGATATTGATTTGGACGCATTCAAAAACATCGTGACGCCTGCTTTTAATGAAAAAAAAATGCAATTTAGAACCTTTGTAAAATTTTGGTCAAAGGATTTGCATGAAAAACAAGAATTATTAGACAAAGTTTTGAAAAATGGAAATGATTCTGAAGTTGTAACCGAAACAAAAGAATACATGAAAAAAATAAAAACTCAAATTGATATTGCCATAAAAAATCAAAAAGAAATAAAAGAATACATCAAAACAAAAGAAGAGAAACAGAACGGCGGAAATCCTACTCGGAAATTTTCTTCTCTAATTTCTCGAAAAACTCTGCGTCATATACAAACTTCCCAGTAGGTTTGTAGTTTGAAATCGGTGTGAAATTCTTCGTCTCTTTCTTTGTCTCTTTCTGGAAAAGCCGGTCATTCAGCTTCTCGTCAGACACCTCTTCCAGCTTCTCAATAACGTTTCCATTCTCATCCACAATTAAACCCATCTTCTTCTTGATTTCACTCCTGACGTAGGACGGCACAAAATGCGCCCACGAAATAAAGAGAGAGTTCGGGTGCATATACCGAATATAAAATTTGTTGTCCTCCAATTTATCCACTAAATAGGCAATGCAATCCGACTGCTGATAAACAGGTTCGCCAAAAATATATTCGGGGACAGTGAACCAAATATATTTCTCTCCATTGCGGCTGCGTGCAGTTATCTTAATCTTGTTGTGGATGCGGTTCAAAATCTTATTGAAGATGGACACCTGTTTCATATCCTTCTTCTGCTGTTTTTCGTATAATTCGTCGATATTAATTTTACCATTGGTTTCTTCTTCGGTGGGTAGTAAAAATGCCATATTATATAATAAAG